TGTATCCCTTTCAGGAATATTATTTGTTTTACCCATTTTACAAGCATGATCAACATCATATGATGGATGATTTCTGACATAAATATATCCATTAGTGAAATTCATTTTGATAAAATTATATATAAATTATGTAATACTTAAATTGTAAAATTATAAATCATTTTTTTAAGAAAATCTGCGTTTTAAATCTCAAAAGGTGTAATAAAAATAATTTTATATTTTTTACTATTTTTTTATTATTAAATATATACTTTGATGTATATATTTATTTTTATAAGGTATAATTAATATAATTTTAAATTATTATTGTAGTTATTTCCCTATATATATTTTTAATGCCGGTTAAAGCTAGTTGTATTTAATTTAAAATTAATTTTATATTATTATAAATTTATGTTTGTATTTTTCATTAATTTATATATTTTTATTAAAGTAATTATTTCTTTTTTACATCTTCTAATTGAGTTCTTTCAATAAATCTGTTATAATATGATAATCTAGGTTATGATTTTGTTCGCATATTTCAATAATATTACATTTGGTCTCTACAGCACCACTTCCACACAAAATAATTCCAGTAGTGTCATTGTTACTCATATGTATAAAATATTTATTAGGCGTTTTTTTAATTTCAATAATGTGTAATTTATTTAGTATTCTTGATGATAAATTAATAAATTGTTTCATTTTTAAATATACATATATAAATATCTTTATATCCTTATATTTTTTAGGATAGTCTTGTCTCATTTTTCTTTTTAGTCGGTGTAATATGCGCGATTATTTAGGTGAATTACTCTCAGCTGTCAACTGGGTATTATTTCGATTATTCGTTGGCTACGTGCGATACAGTGTCGAATATGTGCATACGACACATTTTTTTTATCCATTACTATGTGATGACAAGCCAGCACAGATTGAGTGCGGCGATAATAATGTATGAGTCTAAACTACAGACTGTGTAGAGTCATCACTTTTGACCCGCGTATTGTCAAATACGCATTGACTCGCGTCAGTATCCATTATGACGGGATAGTTAATAATTACCCCGTCATATTTCTATACGTTTCGTATAGTCTCTTGTCACCCATACAATGCAATATCACACAGTTATGTTTGGTCTAATTTAGATATTTCAAAGCAATTGCGCACAATTGTCTTTACTTAATATATAGATAGTTCTCATATATTTTGCGCAATGGTGAATGATTCATTAAGAAACAGAACCACTGGTATCAATGCTACTCGGTCCAAAAAGTTAGCTGATATAGGCGAGTTCTCGTTCGACGACGCACATGGTTCAACTGATATGGCAAGTGTGATACAAACTCGTTCTCCTATGTTGCCGCGCGCCCGTTCACAATCTACTTTCCGTCGCACAAATATCGGCGCACCCCCAACGTTTCAAAACTGGCAAACATCTGTAGGAGACGCATCTGGTGGACGAAAGACGCGCAAGGTGCGAACTCGAACTGGACGAAAATCCAGTAAATCTGGACGAAAATCCAGTAAATCTGGTAAATCTATGAAGAAGGTGATTGGTACCCGCAAAAAACAACTTGGTGGAAAGAAGCAAACTGCTCGACGACATCCCAATGACAAGAAGAAGAAGAAGAAGAACGGCAATAAAATAACTGCACGTCGCCAGATGTCCGGAGGAGGTTGGTTTAGTTGGTTAACTGGTTCCAGCGAACAAGCTGTTCCAGTAGTTGTGTCAGAAAAGGTCAATGATGAAGAAGAGGAGGAAAAAGAGAATGTGGAAAAAGTAACAGTTCCCGAAAAAGTTGTTGCAGAGAGCGAAGGTGAAGAAGTGAAACAAGGCGAAGAAGCATAAGAGTATACATATGTTTCTCGCGGATAAATTTGAGATATATGATGTATTGTAATCAATATAGACATTACAATACAACAATAAGTAATAATACACCTAAACCCAAGTCACAACATATACAGGTAGATGGAGACAATTACTAGAATAGAACCCCCAAGAGATATAATCGCCAGACTGGAAACATTTATACATAACCGAAGCATTCCAAATATTATCTTTCACGGGGCAGCTGGGTGTGGAAAACGAACGCTTCTGACAAAGTTCATTGAGCTTATATACAATAACAACAAATCCGCAATGAAGGACTATGTCTTATACGTAAACTGTGCACAGGGAAAGGGTATAAAGTTTATCCGCGAAGACCTAAAACATTTTGCAAAGACTCATATCAATACGCTAGGTGGAAACTTGTTTAAAAGTATTATATTGACAAACGCAGATAAGCTGACAATTGATGCTCAGTCAGCGTTAAGACGATGTATCGAGGTATTTAGTCACACAACCCGATTCTTTATTGTAGTTGAAAATAAATACAAGTTACTGCGACCCATTATATCAAGATTTTGTGAAATTTATGTGCCATCCCCGGTTATAAATGGGGTAGGAGTAAATCTATACAAATACAATATTCGCCAAACGACAAATCATGCGGAACGTGAAAATAATAATAGCACCGCAGTGAAACGTATTTTAAATAAACTAAAAGATGATATGTCGATGATCTCTATACAATGTTGCGTCGAGTCACTATACTCCAAAGGATTTAGCGCACTTGACGTCATTGAGTATTTTCAGTGTAAGAATCCGTTTAAAATAAATATATATCACCATTATCAAGTCCTTTTTCATTTTAGTCAGGCCAGAAAGGACTATCGAAACGAAAATATGGCCATGTTCTTTCTCATTAATATGTTTCTTTTGTGTTCAAATGATGATTTAGAAAATATGTTAGTTATGTAAATGGATGATTTTACACCCAGCGGTCTACACGAGTCTAAAAATGAGTGGGGCGCGCGCCTCATCACTATTTTATCGCCCCACATAATTGAGGGGTTTTATTCTATTATGTAAGAATCCATCAATCTATGTAAAACCAATGACGAAATGGAGAAATATCTCATGACGTTTCAGAACTTTATTTCCCGTATTCCAAAGTGGAGCAACGAAATTATCGATACAGAAACAAAGAGAATAATCGAAAAGAGTGGGTGTCAGTATTTAGAAGATTTGATTACATGTGTGCACGTCATTCAGCTGAAAATACTGACATCTGTAAGGGTAGGACAGAAGGCAAAGAAGGTGGATATTGACATTATGGGTATTAACGAGTTTATCCACAAGGCATACATAAACACCGCCCGTCAATTTTACAAAAACGTTTATCTTTTCGATATCAACGTACCGCCTCTTCAGAAACAAAAAAATAATCGTGAACTCGAAACAATCACACAAGAGTGTATTTTAAATGCCGTTCGTGAAAGCATTCCTGTGCAAACCATTCTTAAATGCTATCTAGACGAGTCAACTGAAGATGATATTCACGAAGAAATCAAAGAGGAAGATATCACTCCCCCTGAAGAAGAACTACCTACAACCAAGCAATCGGATGTAGATGCGACCGTCGCCAATAAACTACAATCCGGTGGCGACAAGTCAACATCGATAAGCGAGAACATTAAGCTTGAGGTACATACAGAAAAAGACGAATTATCCCCGGTTATAAAAAAATTAGGGACAGCGCTTTCATTTAACAATGTAGATACCGTCATGGATACGAATAAAAACGAGTATACGGTCAGTGCACCAAAAGATGTGGACCGACTTGAGGAGATAAGCAAAATTAGAAACGAAACTCGGAAGCAGGATGAGCAAGATACGTCGAATGATGACGACGACAAGATCCGGATATTCGGAGATTCTGTCAGTCTGGACCAGCTGGACGTACACGATATCGATATGCCGTCTTTATCACTGGACACTCACTCTCTTATGGACATAGAAATCCTGTCATAATTCCATAATCGCGTTATATTACAGAAACTTATATACTCAGATAGAATAAATGAATACCATCGTATTAGCGGCGTGTTCGTGTATCATTTATGTCATTATCCACTATATTGACCGCAAGGTTATAAAGAAGCAAGAGATTGACAATCGGAACCTCTTTAGAACAACTGCCATTATGTTCGTGAGTATTATGGCGGGGTCGTTTGTATATGAACATCTCGACCTTGAAAACATTTCAAATGGGATCAGCTCAGTGACGGACGGTTCATTGAGCAGTGGGGCACCCAAGGTATTTACGGATAGCCCTGGATTTTAATCCTAACCCGTTCTCTATGAGATTGTAATTGCCAGCTTTCTTGTTTTCGTGTTCCCATATTTATATTTTTTCCTAGATTTATTTGCTAGAATAAAAGCTTTTTTTTTATGATTACAGCCTTTTTTTATTATGTCATAATCAACTGCTGCCGATTTTCCGGCTGTTATTGAACTTGCTAATCGTGCTAATCCCCATGATTTGGGGGTTTGATTCGGTCTCGACCCAGATGAATAGTATGCGCCTTCCCCCTTATTAACAATTTTTTGTAATGCCGACAACTTACAACCAGTTTTACGTGCCAACTCAGTGTTTGGTGTCATATTTTGTATATTGTAGATTCTAATAGCATTTGCAATGTGATTAGATTTCTTATTTTTATACGACGGGACTCGTTTACGAGTATAATATTTATGTTGTCGATATAGTTTTTTTGACTTGAGTAACATTTTAACCTGTGCATCTCTATCACGTTTCGTTAAAACTTTCGGTAAATATCTTACCGGAAACTTTACTGATTTCATATTTTTGTATGGTAGGTCGTATATGTTATCAGTATAAAAAAATAGATTTGAAAATTACTGTTCAAGAATGGGAATGGATATCATCATGCCAATCAATAGATAACTTGTAAATACCAAGTTATCTATGTAGAGAAATCAAAAGTAATTAGGAGACTTTGCGAAGTTCCTATAAACGAAATATTAAGAATGCGGCAAACTCAATAATGGAATCTTGTCGATGTCCATGACATTGCCTCGCATTTTTTGAGGGAGTTCCTTGTTACTAATTTTATATTTTTGAAATGCCGGCCTAGACAATTGTGCTTCCGGGGTATGTGCGTGTACAATACGCGCAATCATTTTGTATAACTTAAATCCTGGATATCGCTCGTCTCCGTTTTTCTTGTATAATATATTTCGACCGTTGTCATCCTTACACCACTCATTCACCAACTTTGCAATCGGGTCATCAACTATGTCTTTCGGGTCTTCGACCATTTCATCATACATTGACGTTCCAAGTCGACACAAATCAAAACTCATGTTTGGCTCGAGTCTGGGCTTCTCGTCGTTAAGATACGGCTCAGTATTGTACTGGGACGATGCGTCATTTCCTGGTTTATAACTATCACTGCACATGGTTAACCCGTTGTACTTGTAAATCGCTCTACCAAAATCAATGATTTTTGCGATACGGCCATGCGTGGGAACCCGATACAGACAATTGTTGTATCTGTAATAAAGGTATTTTTTGTCCGTCGCACTAAACATCACGTTGTTTGTATGAAGATCGTTATGTGTAAATGAAAAAGCCTTTTGATAGGTAATTAAAATCATGATGATTTGCATAAATATAGAGTACCACTCATCTTCGCTGACATCATTTTCAACCATGAGTTTGTCCAGAGTGTATTCCATTTTTTCCATAAAAACGAGCTCCACTGGAAAACGAGGTAACGTCGCATAAATATCTTCTTCTGCGCTATCTTCCGTACCATCATCGGTCCATTCATCCGAACCATCGCTTTCATTTCCATCCTCGGAACCGTCTGCGTTGCATGATGCATCATGATTGTCTATATCAGACAAAGACGTGCATGAAGTTCGAGAAGAACACGTAGAATTTGACATCTGAGATTTGGGACCGTTCGATGTAAACTGTATGTCGTAAGAGATACAGTCTGTAAGTTCAAGCGAACAGTTTGACAAATCCTCAAGCGTTACTGAGTTAATTTCAACCATGGGTACATCGTGTGATGTTGATTCTTGCACGTCGTTATTTGTAAACACCTCTGCAAACATCGAATCATCGATACTCTTTATAGATGTAATTGACACAGAACGTTTGCGTCCACTGTCAATATTGCCATTACCAGTTGTTCCTTGTAATTTTTCAACACCGGGAATGATGTCAATCTTGAGAGGTGGTCGCTTTTTAGCAGACATATCGTCATCCTGCAACTGACTAAGAATATAAGAGTAATCGTCTACCTGGAAATCGACGTTTTTGTGTCGATTAAAAAAGGTGGAGCCTGCCAGATATTCGATATCGTCGTAAATATTCACCTTGAAATTACGTTTTATTCCTAGATACGTCCCGTAGTACAAAATACCGTGTACAAAACCGTACCGAGTGTTTAACATGTTTGAAAGGTAGACAAACAGTCCATCCACGTATGCACTGTTATTCACGTCGAGTAGTGTAGAATGACTCGATTTTTTGGGGGAAGACTCTATCACAGGAAGGTTGAATATATCAGGGTTGTCAAACAGCTTGCCAATCATAAACTTATATGGATCGATAAGTGGTGCTATCTTACAAAACACCTCGCTCTTCATTGTCTCGATGCGATTGGTAGTTTCATTCCCCGCCGGATTCGCACGTTTCACATTCTTTTCCAATACACATTTATAGATATTTGGACAGTCTTGATTTTTCTGAAGAATGTCGTGAATAATATAGGAAGTGTCTAAAACCACATTCTCATAATTTGTCTCAGTAAGGTTAAAAAAACGATTGTAAATAGGGACATAGTTCTGGACGTGCTCCATATCCATCAGATTGTCCTTCTTGAGACTGGCGAACAGTCGGTCGTTCTTCCGTTTCGTGTAGGATAAATTACAGTTGTTGTTGTTGTTCATTATCAACTAGAGACATTAATATCTAAATGATTAAACTCATTTAGTATTTTCGCGTTTGAATAACCCGATATTGAGTGTTTACCTATATATAAACAATATAACATCAAATATATAATATGTCGCTTGAGCTACAAAAGTTTAACATGCGAACCATTAGTTTTAAACAAGACGAGTCTAAGGGTCCAGTTTGCGTGTTGATAGGACGTCGTGACACAGGAAAGAGTTTCTTGTGCAAAGACCTTCTATTTTATCATCAAGATGTTCCAGTGGGAGTGGTAGTTGCTGGCACTGAAGAAGGTAACGGGTTTTATGGACAACTTGTCCCCAAGCTGTTTATCCATACAGAGTATTCATCATCAATTATTGAAAGGCTCCTCATTCGCCAAAAAACAGTGTTGAAACAGATACAGAAAGACATTGAGGCAAAAAAGCGATCGACGATAGACCCGCGAACGTTTGTCATACTAGACGATTGCCTGTACGACGCGACATGGGCTCGCGACAAGCTTATGCGATTACTGTTTATGAATGGTCGTCACTGGAAAGTTATGCTCATCATTACGATGCAATATCCACTAGGGGTGCCACCCACATTAAGAACCAACATCGATTTTGTGTTTATTTTAAGAGAGCCATATATTGCCAATCGCAAACGAATCTACGACAATTATGCTGGTATGTTTCCCACATTCGAGTCATTCTGTCAAGTAATGGACCAATGCACGGAAAACTACGAATGTTTGGTCATAAATAACAACTCAAAGTCAAATAAACTAACAGATCAAGTCTTCTGGTACAAGGCCGACTCGCATAACAACTTTCGCCTGGGCGCAAAAGAGTTCTGGGAGATGTCGAAAAACATGGGGTCGGACGATGAAGATGAAAAGTTCGACCCGAACAAGTCAAAAAAACGGGGACCAGGACAAACAATCACCGTGAAAAAAGCCAAGTGGTAGATAGGTTATGTCGTTGAATAATATCAGTTACCTTTTAGTTCGAGTATTCCTATAATAACGCGCCCATATATATATGTGTAAAAAGGTAAACACACACGACGAATAACATCTATTTGGCCTAAATATAGAAATGTTCCGATTAAATACTGATTTTTCTTTCTTTTTGAGAACCGGACCTGGAACTGGAACGCATTGAGTTGTCACATGTTCCACTGCATGATACTTACTGGATTCTGTAATAGTAGAATACAGCTTACGGACAAAGTACGACATCATAATATCACGTAATACACAGGCAGGTAATTTGTTACTATATGTATAGCACCAGTATAGTACTAATAAACGAATATATTTATGTAGATTGCGTGATTTATCTTTGCGTCAACCAACCGCCATTATTACTATTAATTATTGATTGCGAATCAATAATTAACAGATATGTTATTATTTATTGATTGATTTATTGATTGATTGATTTACATTGAGGAATTGAACTTATTCAGTCTTCTTCGCAGCTTCCATTGACTTTAGCACTTGTCCAAGACCCTTATCGGTATCAGTGGACATGACAATATTATCTCCTTCAAACAACTCCGAACGAATATCTGCAACAGAGACCACGTCATTCTTAGAAAGTGCAGATTCCTGAGTGTTCTTGCCAATATTAATAAGGTTTCCGTCCTCGTCAATATCCTGCGTCAATGTAGTATTATTAGCAGTGGCGCTGCGGATGTTTTCTTCAATCGCGACCCGACGCGTATCCTTGACCCTCTTCTCAAACTCTGCTTTGGCAACCTCCTGGTTCTTCTTCTTCTCGTGCATGAGCTGGTTGAGCTCATCCTCGATATACTCGACACGCCCTGTCTTATATGCATCGGGTTCCCATGGCATCCACATCCCAACTGGTCCAACAAAAACGTCGTGGTTGGGGTCAATCTCACGCAGCATCTTGCATCTCAACTCTGCCTCTTCTTGAGTTGGATATGTTCCTCTAATTTTTAGCCCACGAACAGATGTTTGGAAGTTATATTCGCGACTGAACTCTTCCTGTAGTTTGTCTTCATTCATGTCCATGAAGTTCTTGTAGTCGTCTTCCAATCTGCCATTTTTCAACGTGTCAATCTCGTCCTTTGCAAATTCCTTGAAATCTTCCAGAAGTTCTTCGGAAGAAAGGTTATATTTAAAGGATAAGAAGTTAAGAAACTGAGTATATTTCTCCATTCCTTTAGAAAACTCGTAGGTATTTAGAAACTTTGTGAAGAAAAACAAGTCCTTTCTTTTTAGGGTATTTTCTGGAGAAAGGAATGATACACACACAAACTTTTGATTTGCAACAGGCTTGTCTTCGTCGAGGACATCGACATACTTAGCATTATTCGAACCACCGGGGTTTGTCTTTTTTTCAAGTCCGTTTGTGTTTCGGGGCATTTCTCTGGAACTCATAATACAGTATGGACATAGTTGTGTTTAAGTTAGTTACCTCCTGGTTATTTAAGAATAAATGAAAAACCTATTATACAAACATTTTATACAAATAAGCACTCATTCCGTATTTATTTTTTCTCTTTAATTAGTATAATCAGTATGTTTGACGTCGCTGAATTGATTAAACGCGTTATTAAGTATCTAGTGGAAGGTATTATGGTTGCTATTGCAGCATATGCTATACCAAAGAGATCACTTAACATGGAAGAAATCGCACTTCTCGCTCTTACTGCTGCGGCAACATTTAGCATTTTGGATACATATATCCCCACCATGGGAGTTACCAGTCGTTCAGGCGCCGGATTCGGTATTGGTGCAAACCTTGTCGGATTCCCCGGAGGTCTGTAAATATTCAAACACCAATACTAGCTATAATTATTTAATATAATACTAACTAATTATTACCATCTAGTCATCTAGATGGCAATTATTTAAATTCAACTGGCAGACAGAATAAACGTTATATTGTTGCAATAAACTCCCAGTCAAGCTCGTTGCAAATCTTTTTCCAAATTGTGTCTTGCTCAATTAACTTTTCGCGATCTTTCAACATTGGAATATGAACCAAGAAGGTATTTTGTTCAAGTAACTCGAACAACTTATACAACACGTAGTAATAGTGTAAAAAATTAACCCTGTAATCAGGACAATGTTTCGCATATGGGTACTGTATTTCCATGAAAAAGTTGCAGAGAATTTCCTCCAATTCCTGGCTTATCACGATGGGCTTGATACCCAATTTATTCTTGATAAAATTGATGTGTTCATAATATTTATTATACCCAAGTTTCTTCAACAAATCCTTGCATTTGTAATATGTTAAATCCGTTACGTCGATTCGCTCCTTTTTAATCTGCATATGCAAATCGTCAATGACGTGCACCGGTATTTGAGTAGTCTCTTTTCCTTGAAATTGGGATAAAATCTCCTTGAAATGATTTATCTTCTTATACGCATAAAAACATACCTCCTTTGGCGGCTCTTTATAAGAGGGTTTGTCGTTCTCGACAAGGAACCGAACGTTATAGTGGCATTTATTACAAATCATGACACCTTCGTCTTCAATTGGGATAAGTTCGCCCTTAACACATTTCTGACAAACATCAGTTGGATATACGTACTTTCCCACATCAAGGAACGCGTTATCTACGTTAGATAGATACTCGTGAATAAGGTTAGTGTTCTTTTTCTCAACCGTTTTATTGATTTCTTCGGTTTCATTCTTAATTTTGAAGAAGTTGTTTAATTTAGACACGTTTGTACTTTCACAATCTCCCTCCGAAATATTCTTTTTATTCTCAAAATATCCGAACACGTACTTAGAGTTATCTAACAAATAATCAACACGCTTCTTTTGTAAACGTTTTACATCACGCGTTACCTCAATCAACCGGTCTTTTCGTTCAAGATGTTGCTCCAATCTATTCCCACTCTTAGGTGCATGGTGCTTATACAACTTGTCCCTAAGATCCTTTTTTTCTTGAAGTAAATCTTCTACTATGTCAATATCTTTCTCAAACTCCTCTAGATACTCGCTGTGTTTACTGTCTAAAGTGATAGTACTTTTCTTATCAACTATGATTTTTTTAGTTGTTTTGGGCTTGAATGCTGGCATGTAAACGATTGTATGCTTTTTATTGTATTAATACCCTACAATGACTTTATTTACTATTTTGCGATTATTCATTACAATATAATATTTTCAATTCAAACAAGTATTTCCGTCACCGAATATCTCATCCATCAATACATACATCCAGGCTTTTACAATATTTAGGTAATTGTTTTTA